TGTGATTATGAACACAACGTGCAATCATTTTATACAATTTAAAATCTGGATATCGATCTGTTCCATTGTTTTTGTATAGCATGTTTACACCTTTATCATCTAAACACCACTCAACAATGAGACGTTTAATTGGATCTGTACACTTACTTAAATCTTTTATTTCATCAAAGTCATCTATAATATAATCAAAAATACAACATGCTAAACGACACAAATCAAAACTATAATTGGGTTCCAATCTTGGTTTCTTTTCATTTAAGTATGGTTCTGTATTATACTGGGTTGCCGCATCTCCTCCTGCTTGAAAACTATCACTACAAAAAAGTTTTCCATCAAATTTATAAATGCTTCTACCAAAATCTATAATCTTAAAAATACGTCCAAAAGTAGGTACTTTGTAATATTTTTTCTTATAACAATAATACAAATATTTTGTATCTGTTGTATTATACATAACATTATTGGTGTGTAAATCATTGTGTGTAAAATGAAAAGATTTTTGATAAGTAATAAGAATCATTATTATTTGCATAAGCGACGAATACCATTCTTCTTGTGTTAACTCATTATTTATAATTAAATCATCAAATGTATTTTCGCAAGATTCCATGCAAATTACTTGGACAGGAAATTTTGGAATTACTGCATTAATAACTTCATCTTCATCACTACTTTCACTGGATCTATCTTCTCCACTTGATCTATTTCCACTTTCACTTGATCCGTCTTCATCATCTTCATTTTTCTTATCTTCTTCATCTTCTTCTGAATCGCTATATTTTTCAAGATCAGCTTCATCATTTGTATGTGAAGATCTAGAGGAACAAGTAGAACTTGATTTTAATGTTACTCCATCATTTTGATTTGTTTTTTCTAATAAAGAAGAATTTGTTATGTCTATCAAGTCAATAGACATATTTTTTAAATCTTCGAGATTCACTAATTTGTCATCAAATACTTCTTCAAATAACTCATTATCAATACTATGAACAGATAATTGAGATTTTGCACTTATACTATGATCTATGCAAATTGGTTTTAGTTTATTTTCTTTAACTGGAAATAAATGTTCATAGTTGTCTATTTTAAATAAAATATTTTTATGTTTATTGAAAAAATCTGAGCTATTCAAGTAATCAATATCATCAAAAATATTTAAAACAAAATCATTTTTTATCCCCAAAAAAGATCCATAGTAATCTACACCATGAGGAAAATGAGTTGTATGAATAAACTGACTTGTTAAATATAAAAATAAACCATCTACATAAGCGGCATTATTAACGTCTATAAATTTTGGATGACAATCTTCTTCAGTTGACTGAATAGTAGGCAATGAAAGAAGTTTATTATCTGTTGGATTATATTTACCAATTAAATATTTGTATGGATCTAATAAGGGTGCTAGTTTAAAAAAAACATTGCGATCTTTTACTTTATTATTTGCAAAGTTTTTAACTCTACAATTGTACATATGATCTTCTAACTTTTCATTTACACTTGTAATATACCATTTATTATTTAAATTAATGTTATTATAGTTCGTCTCATTTAATGAGAAAAATTTGTTGTAAATTGGAATATAATTTTGAGCATTCGACAAAAAAAGAGAAGTAGGTTTTTCTAAACCTTTGAAAAGTTCAACATTCTTTCTTTTTTGATAGTTAACATTTATCATTCTTTAGCTAAATAATATATAAATTAATGTAGTTTTTAACTTATTTATTTGTTTGAATATATTTGCTAGGTTTATTAGGTTTATTAGGTTTATTAGGTTTATTAGGTTTATTAGGTTTAGATTTATTTGCGTAAAAAGAAATAAAATATAATTTCTAAAACTTATATTATGACATTAGAGTTGAAAAAGTTTGATATGAAGAATATTAGCTTCAAACCCAATGAAAATAAAGGTCCTGTTGTTGTGTTAATTGGTAAGCGTGACACAGGTAAATCTTTCTTGGTACGTGATCTCCTTTATTATCAGCAAGATATTCCTATTGGAACTGTTATATCTGGCACAGAAGAGGGCAATGGATTTTACGGCAAAATGGTGCCAAAGTTATTTATTCATAATGAATACAATACTGCTATTATTGAAAACATATTGAAGCGACAGCGCACAGTATTGAAGCAAATTAAAAAGGAGATGGAAACTTATAAACGCAGCAATATTGATCCACGAGCTTTTGTTATTCTAGATGACTGCTTATATGACAACACATGGTCTCGTGATAAGATGATGCGTCTTCTTTTCATGAACGGGAGACACTGGAAGATCATGTTGGTCATCACAATGCAATATCCGCTAGGAATCCCTCCAACTCTCCGCACCAATATCGACTACGTTTTTATTTTGCGCGAAAATTATATTGCAAATAGGAAACGAATCTATGAAAACTATGCTGGTATGTTCCCAACATTTGAGAGCTTTTGTCAGGTCATGGATCAATGTACAGAGAATTATGAGTGCTTAGTAATTAACAACAACTCAAAATCCAACAAATTGCATGACCAAGTGTTCTGGTACAAAGCTGAAAATCATGGTGACTTCAGATTAGGGTCTAAAGAATTCTGGGAACTATCAAAAAGTCTAAAAGATGATGAAGATGAAGAGCAATATGATCCAAATAAACAGAAAAAACGGGGGGCTGGTCCCAAAATTAGTGTAAAAAAGGCGAATAAATGGTAGAAACAATCGCTTTACTTTTATAGATTAAAAGGTATAATAATGATTATTATTATAATATAAGTATATAATGAAAATAATATTATTTTTATTATTTTTTAATTTTATTCATGTAGTTTTTACAAATTATTTTACAAAAACTATAAACATACCTATGTATAATTGTAAATTATGTAAATTTCATAGTATTGTATTAGTAAAAATGAATGAATTCAATAACAATGATACAATATACAAAAATTTGTATGTTATTGAATTTTTTCCTTGTGAAAATTATATGGATATAAAAGTTGTTACTAAAATGCTTTTAGGGAAAAGTCTTCCAAGAAAAGTACAAGTTTATTATTTTGATAAAATAGATAAAAACTCTTTAATAAAAAAATATAATAAAATAAATAAACATCCTATTTCTACTGAATCAATAAAAAAAATAAATAAACAATTGTATAAACTAATTAAGTCATGGAAAACTTCTTATCAATTATATAAACGCAATTGTCAGAGTTTTTGTTATTATATTACAAAAAACAATTGTAAACAATTATAATTTAAAAATTTTATTATTATTTAATTATATGAAAATAGGAGTAGCTGTTCCTTGTTATAAAAATCATATAACTCGATTATATGATTTATTAGATTCTATTGAAAAACAAACACGTTGTCCAGATAAAGTAGTAGTAAGTTGTTCTTCAACATCTGAATTTATAAATTGTAAAGAATATTCATTTCCTTTACAAATAATTATTACTGAAAATAAAAAAAATGCAGCTCAAAATCGAAATATTGCTACTTCAAAATTAATGGATATGGACTATATTACTTTTATTGATGCAGATGATGTTATGCATCCACAAAGAATAGAAATATTGTTAAAAATATTTCAAGAATATGATAGTGATATTATTTTACATAATTTTTTATTAGAGAAAAAGAACTTTGAAAAAATAGAAGAAATACATGTTAGACCCAATTCATTAATACAAGAATGTTCTGGTTGTATAGTACATAAAGATATATATAATAATAATGTACATCATATTCATCATTCTCAAAGTACTTTGAAAAAGTATATATTAGAGAAAATTAAATTTCCAGAAGAACCCGAATTTAATAGAAGGGAAGATGCTATTTTTTGTCATAGAGTTTTTAGCTTAGAAAACATTAAAAATGCTTATATTGTAAACGAATTATCATATTATTCACCAAGTAATACTGATTTTTAAGAATCTTCAAGGGTTAAGAATCTTCAAGGGTTAAGTATCTTCAAAAGTAATAGTAACAGGATATTTGATATAACAATAGTCTTTCCAATGTGTATTTGGATTATTTAATTCGCACCAATCAAATAAATACTTGTTATTTGACGCTTTTACAGGAAAAGGTTCCCATAGGTGATATTTAAAATGAAATAGGAGATTCATAATCCCCATCTCATTTGTTTTACAAAAAGGATAACTATTCATTGCTTCGATTAGCTGGGTTTTATCGCATATATCTAAAATATTTGTATCATAAATCCAAATACAATTCAACATAAAATTTGACTTTAAAATAGTATCGCCATATTGCGCAACAAGAGAATCTATAAGTTCTGGTTTATCATGAGACAACTGATAACCAAATTCATTATAAGAATAATTTTTACCATCTATTGGTGCCAAAATTGTGTTTTTATAGTCTAGTGATAACAAGTGTGAAACGTCATCTAATACACGTAATCCTGCATCCAAAAATACAACACGTTGCCATTTTCTAAAATAATCATCGAATACGTGTAGTTTCTCCCATTGATTTGTCTTGTTCAATTCTCTCTTGTCTGAATTCGAGAACCCATTTATGCCAATCTTTTCTAGAAGTGGGGTCTTGTCTATTTGTGAAAATTTCACTTCTGTTATATTATAAAAATCCTTGAAATTTGCATTCAAATCAAAGTCAATAGTAATTAATACAATTGAACCTTTCCAGTTACCTTTACTTCTTACATCCACAATTGTTTTCTTAGCCTTATTAAAATAAGCAATATCCGTAACTAGCGCAAATGTTGTATTTTCTTTTTCAACTTCTTTTATCTTGTTAGATTTATTAAAATCTTGGTAAAATGTGTATTGTTCAAATGTGATAACTTTATGAAATGTAATAGCATCTTTTAACTCTGTGTTATTTTTATGCGACTCTATATAAAATTTGTCATGATTCAATTGATTCACTTTAATTCCGTCTTTTTTTTCTATATCTCGTATCCATAATCCAATGCATACATCGTTACGCAAATGCTTATAACTATTATTTATTCCAATATTACGAAGATATGTATATATTTTTGCATATAATGCTTTAGATATTGCATAACCAGCACCACCAGACATGTATAAACAACATTCATCTTTAATATGGTCGAGTTCTTTGCCAATATAATAATAGTCATTATGGTCGTATTGCTTCAATAAATTTTCCAACTTGGATTGAAATACAAATGTGTCATCATCTATGAAAATGTACCAATCATATTCAGTAATATTCGTGTTATAGATAAAATGAATATATTTCCATGTTAGGTTCTCAAGGTTGTCCATACAATTCCAACCAAATTGGCGTTTTTCTGGATTTGATTTGGATGTCAAATAATAGATGTCCTCGGTCGGTACGTCTTTTAAAAAAGTGTCCATTTGAAATTTGACACGAGTGTCCAAATATTTGTCGCAAGTAGAAATAATGTAACAAGTTTTCATTTTATTTATTTTTAATAAAGTTTTTAAATAATAATCTAAAGAATAATTATTTTATTTTATTAAATGATACCTGATTGTACTTTAGTTACTTGTTGTTTTGATTTGTCAAAGTACAATAAAAATTCTAGAAGTTGTCAAGATGCGATTAGTAACATGTCTTCTTTATTAGAAGTTCCTTGTTATTTAATTATATTTACAGATAAAAATTTATATACACATATAAAAAATAAAAGAGACCAGTTTAATTTGGATAATTTAACACAATACATTGTAATAGATGTAGAATCATTAGATACTTTTAAATATTTGGAAATTGTTAAAAAAAACAGAGAAAATTATCATCCGACAAAAGATGAAAGAACGTGTCCTGAATCACATTTAGTATGTTCTTGTAAATTTGAATTAGTTTTAAAATCTATAAAATTAAATCCATTTAAAACAAATAAATTTGGTTGGATAGATTCTAACATAGGAACTAATTTTTCAAAAATATGTATAAACTACAAAAATAATATGCTTTTAAATGTTTTAAATAATTGTTCTGAAAATAAGTTTCATTTACAAATATTAAATGTATGTGATAAAAAATTTATATCAGAAGATCAACTGAAAGAATATTATAGAGAATACAGATGGGTAGTTTGCGGTTGTTTATTTATTACTGGAAAAGAAATAGGATTAAAAATATTAACAGATCTAAATAATACATTTATAAAGCATACACTAAATGGATATGGTCATGGAGAAGAAATGTTTTATTTAGAAATTTTAGAAAAACATTATGATGATATAGAGAGATCTTATGGAGACTATAACCATATATTAAATAATTTTAACAATATAAATGTTGGAGTAGACTATATTTTTTATATTTCAAAAACTTATTTGGACTATAAATATTATAAAGAATGTGCAGACTGCTGTTCAAAAGTTATAAAACAATATGAGAATTTTAACATTGAAATGGAATATTATTTTTATTTTGGTTTTTTATTTAATTTATACATTTCTTTATATTATTGTGATAATAATAAAGCAAAAGAGTTAGTTGTAAAAATAAAAAAATTAATTGAAGAAAATCCTTATATAAATAATATATATATGTTAAATAAAGCTTTTTATGATGATCAACTTAGTTATATTAACCTTTGAGAAAGGAAGAGCAAAGATAATATATAAACTATAGAATACATCAAAATGTATAAATGATTTTTATATAATTTAAATTATTTAAAAATCGGAGTTTAAAATAAAAATAGTATAAAAGTTTTTATGAAGGTGGAGCAAAAGGTCCTGACAATAACTGACTCTGACCATTATCTGTTTTGCCAACCACAATATTTTCTCCTTCAAATAACTCATTACAAATATCAGCAGTTGAAATATTTTCCTGGTCCTTCAATGTAGCCTCTTGAGAATTTACATTATTTACACCAACCAAATTTCCTTCTTGGTCAATGGTTTGCGTCAATGTATTTCCAGACTTTTCGGCATTCTTTACATTTTCATCAATTGCCTTTTGTTTAGACTCCTTAACACGCTGTTCAAATGTGGTCTTAGCATTCGATTCATTCTTCTTCTTCTCACTCATTAGTTGATTCAACTCATCTTCCATATATTCCACACGTCCAGTTTTATAAGCTTCTGGATCCCAAGGCATCCATAAACCAACAGGACCTACAAAAATATCATGTTTATCATCAACTTCTCGCAACATTTTGGCTCTTAGTTCGGCCTCCTCTTGAGTAGGATAAGAACCTCGTACCTTGATACCACGTGTACTGGTTTGGAAATTATGAGCAATATCGAATTTTTTTTGCAAATCCTCTTCATTATTATCCAAAAATGTCTTGTATTCATCCTCAAAAGTAGTTTTAGACAAAGTTTCTTTTTCTTCCTTTACGAATTCTTTAAAATCTGTTGAAACATCATCAAACGAAACATTGTACTTAAAAGCCACAAAATTTAGAAACTGGACAAATTTTTCCATAGATTTATTCAAATCCCATTTCTTTAGGAATTCTTCGAAAAAAAACATTTCCTTTTGTTTCAAAATCTGTTCTGGAGAACAAAATGAAACACACACAAATTTTTGGCCAGCAATTGGCTTATCCTCTTCCAATAAATCGACGTATTTAGGATTTGGTTTACCATTATTTTCCTTTCTCTCAAAACCAGATTTCTTGGAATGTTTACCTTTAGAACGATCCATTTTATTTATTAAATCATTTATTTTTAAGTTTTTAATCGCATATATATATTTTTTTCTTTTTATTTATTATAATGAGTGGAATAATTAACATTGCTGAACTTGTTAAGAGAATTATTAAGTATCTTGTTGAAGGCCTTATGGTCGCTATTGCTGCTTACGCTATTCCTAAACGTTCTTTGAATGTTGAGGAAATTGTTTTGATTGCCTTAACTGCTGCAGCCACCTTTAGCATCCTCGACACCTATGTGCCATCGATGGGAGCCACTGCTAGATCTGGAGCTGGCTTTGGTATTGGTGCAAATTTAGTCCGATTTCCTGGGGGATTTTAGACCATAAATGGTATGACAAATTAAATAATTTATATTATTCTACAAAATAAATAATATAAAGTTAATCCATATAATATAGTAATGAGTTATACAAGCCAAAAACTTCTACAATATTGCAATGAAAATAAAATACAATTAGTAAACGATTATACAAGTGAAAATATCAATAGAGAAAGCTATATTGAAGGCAATTGTATAACTGAAAATTGTTGTAATAAATTTAATAAATGTTTTCGTCAATTACTTAAAACAGGCGCCTATTGTGAACCTTGTATACAAAGTATTTCAAAAAATAAAATAAAAAACTCAAAAGTAAAATATGATATTCATATGTTGATAGAATATTGTAATGAAAATAATATAGTATTATTAGATGATTATTCAGATAAATTTATCAATAGAGATTGTCTAATTGAAGGCATTTGTTTGAATGATAGTTGTCAAAATAATTTTATAAAACCATTTCGTCAACTTCTTAAAATAGGCGGATATTGTGAAAATTGTAGTAAAGAAAATGGAAAAGTAAAAATAATAGAAACAAATATAGAAAAATTTGGTGTAGATAATCCTATGAAAAATAGTCAAATAAAAGAAAAACACAAAAATACAATGTTAGAAAAGTATGGTGTAGAACATAATTCACAATTAGAAGAAATTAAACAACAAAAGAAAGAAAAAAGTTTTGAAAAATATGGTGTTGAATATGTTTTACAATCAAAACAAGTTCGGGAACAAATAAAAGAAACAAATTTATTAAAGTATGGTGTAGAAAATCCACAACAAAATAAAGAAATTAAAGAAAAAACTTGCAATACAAATTTAATTAAATTTAATTGTAAATCACCTTTAGGCGATTCAATTATCCAACAAAAATCTATTCAAACAAACTTAGAGAAATATGGAGTTCCTCATCATTCTCAAAATGCAGAAGTAGCCGACACAATGCTCAAAAACTCTTACAATAAAAAACAATATAAGTTACCATCTGGAAAAATATTAGATTACCAAGGATATGAAAATTTTGCGTTAGATAGACTATTACGTGTTGAAAAAATACCTGAAGATAATATTATAACCAATAGGAAAGATGTTCCTGTTATATGGTATAATGATATAAATAATAAAAAGAGAAGACATTATGTAGATATTTATATCCCATCACAAAATAGATGTATAGAAGTAAAATCAACATGGACAAATCAAACAAAAAACAATGTTTTAGAAAAACAGAATGGAGCCAAAGATTTAGGTTATATTTATGAAGTTTGGATATTTGACAAAGAAGGTGAACTAATAAATGAATTTATATAATTAATTTTTGCCTATTTGCGTTCTATAATTTTAAATGTATTTAGAATATATTTAAAATCTAACTATATATATTATGGTAAAGCATACAAGAAGAAATAATAAAAAGTCTAGAAGAAATATAAAAAAATCTAGAAAAATGAGAGGTGGTGATAGAAAGTATTATACACCACATACGCTTTTTTCAGAAGATAATAAAAAACAACTAAAAGACTGGCGTTTTGAAGATGGTGATATTCCAAAATTACAACATGCTAAAAATAGATTAGAACTTGACAATGATGCATTTATGACTACTATTAGAATATTTATAGTAAATCACTGGGAACCAAGTAAAATAATAGACCAAATAGAAGAAGCTGCCGATGAAACTGATAGTGAAGAAACTGATGATGAACAAGAAGGAGGTAAAAAGAAACGCAGTAAAAAATCTAGAAAATCCAAACGCAAGAGTAGAAAGCAAAAAGGCGGCATTTGTTATGGTAGCGGCGTAGGTGCCAATAATTATGACCCAAATTTCTCTATTTACAATACTCGTGAACTACAATTGTTTCCTTATAAGCCTAATTAAGTATTAAATAATCGTAAAATTAAATAGTGGGTATATATTCCCAATCCAAATCCAAGCAAATCTTCTTCCATATTTCATCTTGTTCCATACGTTTTTCTGGATCTTTTAACATCGGAAAATGCTCTAAGTAATCTTCCTCGCCTAGAAGCTCACAAAGCTTATATGCAGTATAATAATAATTCAAGAAGTTAACACGATCATCAGGACAATATTTTGAATAAGGTGCCTGTAATTCTACAAAAAGATTGCATAATGTTTCCTCCAATTCTGGCGACATGATGGGTGGTTTAATTCCCAATTTATCTTTAATAAATGGTATATGTTCATAGTATTTATTATAGCCTAGTTTCTTTAAAATTTCCTTTGTTTTTATATTCGAAATTTGATATAAGTCGATTCTCTCTTTTTTGATTTGCAATCTAATATTTTCAATAACATCTGGAGGAATTTGGGTTGTTTCTTTTCCTTGAAATTG